TCACGCCGAAAGGCGGTCTGCCAGGGTGACTATTACGCGGGCTTCGTCGACGTAGCGGGCGCGGATTTGGCCGATTCGCTTGGCGGTCCACCCGACAATGCGGGCTATTTCTTCGTCGGTCAGGCCCTTGACCGCGAGCATGGTCACGAAAGTTCCGCGCAAGTCGTGGATCCGGCGGTCGAATCCCTTGGGCTTGTGGCGTTGCCACACGGTCTTCAGGCCGTTTTCAGTCCATGCGCGCTTGCGGCTGTTGAGCAGGACCGTGCCCGTCGTGATTGATCGCGCGTCGAGCCATTGGCGGAGTTCAGGATAGATGGGGATCACCGCGCGTCCGCCGCGCTTGCGGGTCTTTTCGACGATGATCGCCTTTTCGCCCACCTGCGACCAATCGAGGCGGACCAGGTCGCCCATGCGCAGGCCCGTGAGGCTGGCCAAGGTGAGGGCATCCATGATGTGGCCCGGGAATTGCTCGATCGCGCGCACGGCTTGCCAGTGGCGGTCTTCCCACACCAGATCGGCGAGATTGACGGCGTGGAGCTGGCGGATGCCGGCGGCGACGTTGATTTCCACGCGGCCGTTCTCGACCGCCCAGTTGAGAAGTATGGCGATCATCCCCGCGGCGGTGTCGGCGGTGCGGGGCTGGTGGGCCCACTGGTTGCGCCAGGCGATGATATCGCCGCGCATCCGCCTGTCCTCGAAGGCGGCGATCGGCGTGCTGCCGAATCGCTGGGATATGCGGGTGAGCCAAAGGCGATAGCCCTTTCGGGTACTCTCCCGCCGTCCGGTGAAATCCGGGCTTGCCTCGTAATCGGCGATCAGGGCATCCACGTCGTCTCCCGCCGGGCCGAAGCTTGACTGCAGAGCTTGCTGCTGCAGCGCCAGGATTTCCGGGGTGATGACGGGGCGCGCGCCGTCCTGCTGGTGGATGCAGGGGCCGCCGCGCCAGGCGTAGACATACCAGCGGCGGCCACCCTTGCGCAGCTTACTTACGACGTGCAGGCCGCTCACGATTCTGGTCCTGCGCCTTCCAGGCGTCATAAGCGTTTCCCGGTGACTGCGCCGGGGGATGGATAGTCACGCCGTCCGCGCGGATGTCAACGGCGCCGATCGGCAGGCCATGGCTGCGGAACAGCTCGATCACGCGGCGCACTTCGCTGTCGGGAACCAGGCGGCGGCGGGTGGTCATGCCAGCTCGAGCAAGTCAGGCGATGGCCTGCGATCGGCGCATGCGGGATTTAGCCAGATACTTTCGGTTCGGGGCAGTGCGCCGTCAGCTCGAGCAGAGATATCAATGCGAGTCCACCCTGGCAGCGCGTTGTCGTAAATCCGGCTCGGATAGCCCGAGAGGACAACCATCCCCTTGAGGCCATTCAGGAAAGCCAGCAGATCGAGGTGCTCGTCATCGGTCAGCTCGTGGCGGTATACGCCGCCGTTATCCGCGCGGCGGTGGGTACGGGCGCGGGTTTCATGAAGGTAAGGCGGGTCCACGTAGTGCAGCGTCTCCGGCCCATCGTGGCTGGTCATGACCTGGAGCGCCGGGCGGCTTTCGATGATGACACCGCGAAGCCGGGAAACGGCGAGATGGAGGCTGTCGGGCAGGTTCGTCCAATCGACGGCCGGCGTGGATCCGGCACGATTAGAGTTGGCGCGGAAGCCGGTGCGGTATTGGCCGGACGCTCCGTCGCTGCCGTGGCCCATGAAAGACCGGACGATCAGGCGGCGCGCGCGCTCGATCGCGCATGTAGATGGTTCATAGGCAGCGATGAATTCTTCGCGCGCGAACGGCGTGAGCCGCAAGGCCGCAACCAGATTGCCCGCATGGACCGGATCGCGCAGCACACGGAAGAGATTGACCAGTTCTCCGTCAAGATCGTTCCACACCTCGGCGGAAGCCCGCGGCTTTCGGAAGCCGACCGACCATGCGCCGCCGTAGGGCTCGATATAGACGCGGTGAGGCGGAAAGTGGGATATGATCCAAGGCGCCAGCAGCCACTTGCCGCCGTGCCAGCGGAGGATCGGGCGGGGCTTGGTCACCCCTGCTGCTCCCGATAGGCGGCCGCGATGCGCTCCACGGCGGTGGCGAAGTGGGTGGGGTTGTGTTCGATGCCGGTGAAGGTCTTGCCCTGGCGGATCGCGGCGATGCCGGTGCTGCCGGTGCCCATGAAGGGGTCTATCACGGTGCGGCCGGCGACGTTGCGCAGGATCTTGGCCATGACCGGGAGCGGCTTTACCGTGGCGTGGCGGAAGACCTTGAACGGCATGGTGCCGGCGGTGATCCAGCGGTGCATGTCATGGTGATCGCCGACCGGGTGATGGCCGGGGTTCCAGGCGTGGATGTAGAATTCCAAATCCGGCAGGTAGTGCTTGTTGCGCACCGGCTGCGGGTTCGGCTTGATCCACGGCAGGACGCAGAAGCGTTGGTAGCGCGGGCGCAGGTAGGCGAGCAGATCGGGCAGCTGATCGTTGTGGCAGAAGACCACAACCGAACCGTGGCGCAGAGGGTTGATGATGGCATGATCGAAGCCCTGGTCGAGCGCCTCGGCCACGATCTGGTCGCTGCCCATGCGCGCTTTGCGATAGGCGCCGCCGCCGCTGTTGTTGAAGCGATACGGCGGGTCCATGACTTCCGCATCGAAATGGCCGAGCTTGGGGCGCAAGTGGTAGGCGTCGGCCTGATAGAGCGTGTGGGGGCCGATCCGGACCACGCCGATATCGCCGCCGGGGGCGCCGGTGTCATAGCCGATGAAGAGGGGTTGGGTCATGGCAGCACCATCCAGACCGCCACCTGGAATCCATGCCGGGGATGGTCGACCCAGAACGCGTCGTGGGCAGGTTCATAGAAAATGCGGTTGTGTTGCATCAGGTATTCGGAGATCGCCGCCGCGAAAGGCGATGTCGGGGGGAGGCGCTGGACCTTGTCGATCGCCTTGGCGGTGAAGGATGTGTTTTCGGTCATGCCAGCCTCTTCATTTCGGGCCAGACGGCGCGGAGGAATTCCGTCGCGACATGGAGATTGATCGCATCGCCGTATCCACGCAGCGCGCCAGTTCGGCCGGGATACCCTGCAGCCAGGCAGAATGTGCCGGGTTCAACGGGCCGGAGTTTCGGTCCGTCAGGGTCTCTACACAGCAGCCAGTCAGCACCGGCCCAGAAGCCGTTTGTCGGACCGCGCAGCGGATCGCGAAGGGGCCGGTCGGCAGTTCCTGCAATGCCGCCTTCGCCATTCCCGAGTTCGAGAGGCGCGGCGTGTCCGGGTTGCCGTTGTCGTACTGGTAATCGCCCCGGTTCGCATCCGTCGCGGTCGGGGCCTGCCAGCCCGCCAGCATCGCGCAATTCGGGAGTTCCTTCAACTTGCTGGGCTCCGCCCCCGCGCTGCCCCGGTTGTCCGCCGCCAGCGGAGTCGGCCATGTGGCGAGGCGCACTTGTTCGTTGACCGGGGCTGCCTTGGTCCCGCGATCCTGCGGGCCGTCCAGCGGGGCTCCCTTGTGGTCGCGAGCTTGCGGGGTTGACCAACCCGCAAGCGTCACAGTTGGCGCAGCGGAAGGACATTCCGCCGGGGAAATAGGGTCCGTGTCTTCCCGATCCGCCGCAAGCATGGCAAGGGCGGCCATCGTCGGCAGGCTGAGGGCCCCCGTGTTCTCCCGATCCGTCACCGCGAAGTCCGGGCCCTGGGTGGCGTTGCTCGCCAGCGGCGTCGTCCAGCCCTGCAATCGGGTTCCCCGCGCCGTCGCCGTCAGCGTGTCCGCCTTCCCGCGGGAATGACGCATGCCGCAGCTCTCCGCATCCTCCGCCCTCGCGGTCGGCCAACCGGCCAGCGGCGCCATCTGGGTGAGCGAGGAGCCCGTCATCCCATCGGTAATCGAGCGCCCGCCTCGCTGAAAGGCTGGCATGGGCAGGAACCCGACCACAGGCCGAAATGGTCAGGGATACCGGCGGCGCGGGCGGCGATGCTCCACAGGCCGATCCCGGCGAAGAAGTGGCACTGAGCAAATCCAGAAAGTTCTGCTGGAACGACATCGCGGATATCCCTTTCGTCAACCTCCCCCGGTGCGATCCAGCCTTCGCGCATGAGATGGCGCAGGACGTGGGCCTTTTCGGGGTCATGTTCGTTGTAGTAGGCGGGCGAGGCGGTCACCGGTGCGGCACCGCGTCGCGATCGACGCCACCGGGGAGGCGGGCCATGTAGTGGGTGACTTCGCCCTGGACGGGGCAGCCGTTGGAATAGGCCCAGTGGGTTCCGGTCCAGGCGGCGCAGTGGCGGGTCCCGTCGCCGGCCTGGACAAGGCGGTAGGCGCCGTCCTTCGCGCGCGCGTCGACGGGGATCATGGCGAGGCGGGTCATTTTCCGCGGCCCCGATAGGTGACGAGTGGTGCGTCACTGGACTGATAGAGTGGGTGGACGGGAAAACCGCGATTGGTAATGCCCAGCGCCATGACTGGCGCATCGTTGTAGTTGTTACAGTCAATCCACCCCAACATGGTTTCGTCTTGATCGAGATGGCCGCCGTAAACGCCCCATGCGCAGACGATCAGGCCGGCGTGATCCAGGGCCCGGCAGACGTGGCGTTGGTTCTGGTATCCGACCGGATCGCGCTCCGGGCTGACCATGAGCAGGTTTTTGGGGCTGGTCGCCCGCCAGGCGAAAAGGTTGACAACCTCGAGCCGGTCGAAGCCTTCGCGCCGCGCGAAGCCAACGCAGCGTCTGATTGTCGGGTCATCCTGCTCGCCATCGGCAGTTGATGGGTTGAGCATGACGAAGACGCACGACAGCGGCTCACCGAGTTGCTCGCCGGCACCGTCTAGGCATGGGCTGCCATCATCCTCGGTCCACATATTCCACCGGGCCGGCGCAGGGTGATTCCTCCACTCTCGCCAGAGGCGATAGCGATAATTGCCGCAGGCGCTGATGATGGCGCCTTTTTCCAGATAAGTTTGATGATCAGCCATGGCGGTCGCCTCCCATCGCGAGAGCGAACGCCTGGCGGACGATCTCGGCCACCCAGCGCTGGCCGTCCTCGTTTAGCTCGTCCCATTCGCACGCGGCATAGACCGAGAGGACCGGATCGCTTTCGGCGATCTGGCGGGCTAGTCGGAAGGCGGCGGCATCATCCATTCTCGGGCTCCTCGGCAAACAGTGTGCGCTGGCCGCGCTGGAGATCGGCGTGGGCGCGGATTTTGGCGGTGGCCTGGTGGTAGGTTCCGGCTTTCAGCAGGCCGTGGACGAAGAGCGTCTCGGCGCAGAGGCGGAGGCGTTCCTCGTAAGTTTGGCCGGTCCAGTCGGTGGCGAGTTCGTGGAGGGGGACGGTCATCAGAAGGTTATCCCGTCGTCTGGTTCGTCTTCCTCAATCAGGAAGGAGGGCAGTTCCTCGTTGGAGGGGAGCGCGGCCGGGGGGACGGCGGCGAGGATGCTGGCGGGGATCTGGTATTTCTCTTTCGGCCGGCGCGCCCATGCGGTTTCGGGCGGGACCGGAGTGAACTGGTAGATGTTGCCGCCGCCCAGCAGGATGGGGCCGAGCATCGCGTCCGCGAAGAACGGCTCCACCTGCAACAGCCTGGTGCCGAACCGCTCGACCTCGGCGATGCGGCCGACGAGAGTGCGGTGGCCGAGAACCTCGACGATGGCGTAGTCGCCCTCCGGCAGGGCGGTGGGATCGATGATGGTCATAACGGTGCTCCGATGAATTCGGCGGGTTCGGGCCAGGTCCAGAAGCCCTGCATGCCGCGCGTGGGGATGGGTTCGGGCCAGGGATCGATTTCGAGCATCGGCCAGCCCCAGTTGGCGTGCTGGTCGCGGTCGGAATCGTTGGCGCGGGGGACGCCGAAATCCTCGGCGATGCGGGTGCCCAGGCGGGGTTCGCCGATCACGGCGGTGCCGATGCCGGCGGCCATGGGGAGGCGATCCTGCAAAAGCCGATTGAGAACCGGGATTGCCCTTTCCGCGATCAGACAGGTTTCAGCGGCCTGGGTCGGGAATTTCTCGCGCAGCGAGAGCAGGGCGAACAGGTCGCCGGCCTCGATCATGTCAACCTTGCGCGCCGCGGCGTGGATGACGATGCGCTGGCCGATCATCGATGCCGGCGCGCGCCATTTCCGGAACTCGTAGGGCTTGGCGCCGGCGATCACGAGCGAGGCCCAGGGTTGGAATATGGTGAGGGCTTTCATGCCCAGCCCTCCAAGCTATCTGCATCGTCCAGGACCGCGTCGATCATATTTTCATCGACGACGGTACTGACGATCAGGCGGGCGAGATGATTGACGCTGATGCAGCGCTTCGCGGCATGCGGACCGAGTGCGTCGAGGACATCGATCGGCATGACTACCGTTCGGCCGAGCTGTTCTGAAGGTCTGGTCGGGCGAATCGCGCGCACCCTTCCGCTACCCAGTTCAAGCGCACTGACGGTGCTGATAGGAATACCGATGCGCGCGGCGATCTGGCTGGTGCTCACACCCTCAGCCCGAAGCGCATGGATCGCCTGGGTCCGGCTCGGATAGCCGAGGCATGGCTTTGGCGCGCCCATCAGCCTGCCCACCCGTCGATGAAGCGCGCGGCGGCGGCCGTGAGTTGGCCGAGCTCGTCGCGATATTCGCGCAAGTAGCCGTCATCGGCGAGTTCATCGATTGCGATGCGGCCGGCGAGAAGGACCGTCTCGGCCAGCTTTTCCACGATGTCGACGTCGCCGAACGCGGAGTAAGCGTGGGGACCCTCGCGATGGTAGCGGAGCAGCTCCGTCACGGCCTCGCTGGCCTGGTGGGCGGCGATCAGCGCGGAGTTGCGGCGATCGGCTTCGGGTGTCTCGACTTCGCTCGACACGAACGGGGGTGGGGTGGTCATGCCGCACCGCCCTCCGCGTAGCGGCCCTCGGCGCGTGCGATGAATTCCTTCATCATCGTGAGCATGTCGGCCCTGCTGCCGTTCGAGATGTAGTTGACGCGCCCGTTATCAATTTTGCCGAATTCGGCCACGAGCATGCAGAAGCCGAACTTCTTTGGCTGTTTTCCGTCGTTCAATACATCGTCGATGGCGTTGGCCATCATGTTCATATTGGCCCGGTGGCGAGGGTCGATTGGTCCGTGAGACATTTGCGGGGCTCCTTGGTTGAAAATCAGTCGTGTTCGCTCAGCAGGCGCTGGTGGGCGGCGTAGGCTTGCTGGGGGGTGGTGGTTCGCGCCCGGGTGTCTCGACTGTCGATCGAAGATCGGCAGTTCATCCTGAGCCTGCCGAAGGGCTCGACACGAACTGAGGGGGAGGACGGAATCCGGGCGAGGAATTCGGCGGCGCGGTTGCGTTCTTGGCGCCATTGGGCCTTGCGGCCGGACTGGTGTGCCTCCTTGATTCCGGTGCGGATGTCTCCCGGGAGGGCGGACCAGCAGCGGTCGCAGAGGCGCTGCCAGCGGCGGCGGGTGCGGGTGCAGCCGGGCACGTCGCAGGGGTAGTGTCGGGCCATGGCTTAGCTTCCCACCCGGAGGAGGTCGGCCGCCGCCTTTTCGGCGCGGCGCTGGGCCATGTTCCAACGGATGTGGGAGATCGTGTCCTTCCGCCAGGGATTGGCGGGGGGCGGGCCGCCGTGGAAGCGGGCGGCGATCACGGCGTCCCGGGCGGCGCGCTCGACCTGCTGGAAGCGGGTCATGGCAGCATCGCCCAGAGCATCGCGCCGGCCGCCATGATCGCCGGGGCAGCCAGGAACAGGGCGAGCAGATCGCGCTTGTCCCGGTCCGGTGTTTCGCGCCAGAGGGCGGACCATGCTTCGACGAGCGATGGGGCGCCGGTTCCTGGCCGGGCGGCTTCGATCGCCTGGGCTTCCGCATCCCATTGCTCCTGCAATTCGCGCAGGTGCTCGGCCGGGGCCACGTCGTCCGAATGGAACCAGGAGGGGTCCGAGTGGAACCAGGACGGGGCGGTCATCGCCGCGATCCCTGGGGCCGCGCGCCGCCGGGAAGATCGACCGCGCATTCGGGACAATAGGCGTAGTAATCGCCGCGAATCTCCTCGATCGCCCAGCCATCGGGCAGGACCGGCATGGGGCGGTGCTCGATCGCTTCACAGGCGGTGCATGTGAAAGTGCAGGGGACGCTTCGCGGATGCCCAGCGTCACCGGGCCAGGTGCGGGCTCGCTGGCGGGATCGGGATTTTGCCTTTGACGTGTGCATCATGGTTCTCCTGATCGCGGTGGACATCAGAGCAGGGCGGTGAGCTGGTGGGCGACGGTAACGGCCAGCCAGAGCACCAGGGCCCAGGCGCCGCCGATCGCGAAGGCGAGGAGCGAGGCCTTGAGGGTCGGGGCGATCTGGCCGGCGCCGGGGTGGCGGTGCTGGCACTGGGGGCAGCGGCAATAGGCCGGGTGGATGTGGCTTCCGGTCATCAGGCGGGACTCCTCTTTTCGGCGGAATCTTTCAGTTCAGGTCCTTCGGCAGGCTCGGGTCCTTCGACAGGCTCAGGACGAGCGGGACGGGACTGGTGGTGGCGGGCGTAAGCGTGGATGGCGGGGGCGGCGGTGCCGTCTCCCAGGTGCCAGGCGAGGGCCATCAGCAGGTGCCGCTGATAGAGCAGCGCGTCGTCGCGACGGCGGGCCAGATCGGCCTCGAGGCGGACCAGGGCGGTTTCCACCGCGGCGATGCGATCGGCGAGCGTGTGGTGGCCGGGCGCCGCGCCCTGGCCGGTGACGATCCAGTGCCATTCGTCGGCCAGCAGGCGCCAGGCCAGGAGATCGCGCCGCGCCTCATCGCGATCGATGGCGCCGCGCTCTATCAGCGCGGGATAGGCTTGTTCGCGGCGGGACACGGCGGAGCGGCATTGGGCCAGCAGCTCCTCATGCTCGTGGCGCAGCGGCGGCAGGTTCTCGGTGCCGTCCGGGCGCCAGTCCGGGCTGTGCCAGATCATCACCGGGCGCCAGGGATCGTCGCGGTAGGGGAAGGTTTCGCGGGTCATACCGGCAGCCTCGCCGGCATTTCGAAGATCCAGCAGGACACGATCTGGCCGGCCGGATTGTTGACGTTCTTGGTGGCCAGCCACTTGCGCGATTTCGAATTGCGCAGGACCTTCTTGAGCTTGTCCATGTCGGGCGGGGTGAGGCCGGCGCCCCGGCACCGGGCCTCGTACTCGACCAGGCGGACGGCGATCAGGGCCGGGTCGCGGTGCTGGTTGAGCGACTTGCCGTCGAAGTGATCGTCGGGCTTTTCGCGGTCGATCAAGTAATCGACCTGTTCCCAGAAGCGCGAGACCAGCGGATGATCGCCGCCGCATGAATTCTGGCGATCCATTGCCATGGCATCGACCAGCTGGAGCGTTTCGGCTGTCCATTCCGGACGCATATTCGGGAAAATACGGGGCAGCGCCTCGACCGCGGCGGCGAGCTGCGCATGGTTGAGGATGCAGCGATCGTTGAACAGGCCGTCTACCCGCTTGCCCATCGCCGCGTTGTGTTTCTCGAACCGTTCGAAGAAGGCCGGCAGGTAGGCGGCTTCCTGGCGGACCACGTGGACGATGGTTCCGGAGAGCCGATCGATCGGCCAGCGCTTGAGCCGGGTGGCAGCCTCTGCCGCCGTTTCCGAAAAGCGCGATTTATCGATCGGCATCGACATCAGGCGCTCGAGCACCGCCTCGTGCGCGTCGATCCGCTCGTTCTGCATGAGGTAGATCGTGCCGTTGAACGGCGGTTCGGAGACTTCGAAGCCGGTGCTCTTGCGGGCGGTGCCGCGCGGGTTGCGGCCGTTGTAGAGGGTCAGCAGGTCGTTATAGTCGAAGGACCGGTACGAGCGGTTCTTGTCATCGTCGCGCTTGCCTTCGATCAGGCCGACCGGAAGGTTAGACACGCGCATCATGATGCGGGGAAGGAACGCGGCCGAATTGTTGTTCGGATCGTTTCCTTCGTGGTTGTTGCGGCCCAGCAGCTTCCACAGGAAGACAACCAGGGTCGTCTTGCCCGATCCCGGCATGCCGGTGATTTCCAGGAAACCCAGCGATCCGTCGCGACCCCGGATTTGCACCGCGAACAGCGACATCATGAAGAATGCCAGAGCGACCAGGCCTTTGGGGCCATAGGCGGTCCAGAGATCGGGCAGCCAATCGAAGTCCAGCTTGTCCGGATCGTAGTGGATGGAGAGCATCCGCTCTTCGCTGTAGAGCTTGACCGCCTGCTTGCCGAAATCGAAGAACTTGTCGGCGTTGAGCTTTTTCAGTTCCCCGTCGCGGACGGCGATATCACCCAGCAGCCATGCCCGATGCGGTTCCGAATATCCGGTCGCCTTGACCGGCGTGACTTCCTTGAGCCCGCCCATCTGCGGCTTCTTGATCCGGTTGAGCTGTTCCTGCGTGCCCAGCCACATCCCGGTGAAGGCATGCAGGCGGTTGTCGAACTCGCCCGCCTTGGCGATGGCATTGGAAGAGAACCGCGCCTTGACCGTGGCGCGCGCCGGGAAATCGATTTGCAGGAAATAATTGGTGATGTCCTCCACCTCGTCCCGCTCGGTATAGAGGAAGCGGAAGGCGCAGTTGGCGAGCTCGTCGACGTTGAAGTTCGGCTGCACGTCTTCGTCGTATGTGACTTTGCACCACCACAGCCGGTTGCCGTGACGAAAGTCGAACGCGGGAAATTTCTTGCGCTGGTAGATCAATTCGGCTTTTTCGTGCCGCGTTTCGGCGATGGTGACGGCGCCGTTCCACAAGTATTCTTCCAGCTTTTCCGGGCCGAGCGGGGCCTTTTCCGCATCGCCCTTCCACGATTGGTGATCCAGCAGCAGGTCGTTCCAGTCCTTGCTGGTGCCCTCGCCATCGGGGCGGACCTGGGCGGCGGTGGCGGGCCAGCCTTCGTCGCGCGCCTGCCGGACGAAGCGTCTGGCCCATTTGGGGCCGGCCTCGCCCGGATCGAAGGCGAAGACCAGGCGGGGCCGGGTGGGGCGCTTGATGCGCTGCAGCTCGGCGCGCAGCAATTCCAGGAAATGTTCGGGCCAGTAATTGCAGGACATCGCCGAGACGGCGAGCAGGCGGGCGCCCTGGTGGAGCGCCTGGGCGTTGAAGATACCCTCCGCGATCCAGATATCCTCGGCGGCGCCGAAGTCCTCGATCGTCAATTTGGGCGGCATCCAGCAGTGGCCGCCGGGTTTGCCGCCGTACTGGAAATGGGCCTTCTTCGCGAACCGGCCCGGCTTGTCGATGATGCGTTCCCACCAGGTGTCGCCCACCTTGAAGCGGACGGTGGCGGACGTGTGGCCGGTCTTGCCGTCGCGGAACAATTCCTGGGTATAGGCGCCGCGCAGCAATTGCAGGTCCAGCCCGCGTTCGTGGCTGAGATATCCGTCGGCGGCGGCGTTGGGGTTCTGGTCGGTGGCGGGGAAGCGGCGGGACCAGTCCTCGAACAGGTTGGGCAGCAGCGCGCGGACGGTCCATTCGGACCCGCACTTGCCCTTGCCGCAGCGGACGATTTTCGGGTCCTTTGCGGCGCAGAAGACGGAAAGGTTCTTGCAGTCAGGGCACTTGCCTTCCTGCAACCACTCGCCCCCGGTCTTGCGGAAACCGAACTTGTCCTGGAGACCCTTGAGTATTTCGGCTTCGAGGTTCACCGGGTGCCCGCTCCGCCGACGATATGGAGCCGCGGTTTTTTCGCCGGGTGGCTGGTGATCGGATATGGTCCGAGATACGCGCGCGGCGCCCCGCGATCGGGATCGCTGCAATGGCCGCAGAGGCGGCGCCAGCCCGCGCCGTTGACGAAGGCGGTGAACAGGATGCGCCAGGGCAGGCCGCAGCAATCGCAGCGTTCGGGCAGATGGGTGACGATAGTTGGGCTTTTGTCAGGCAAAGCGTCCCCCTCGGCCGGATCGCGGCCGTTTTCAGTTCGGTTGTGGTTGGCGGTGGGATCGGCGGCGTTCAGCCGCCGAACATGCTCATCTGGTTTTCATCGTCCGGCCCGTCGCGGCAGGGCGGCAGGATGTGCGGCACCTGATCGCGCGGGCAGACTTTCAGCCCCAGGTCGGGCCGGTCGATCAGGCCGGGGTTGAACGAATGGACAAAGGCCAGTTCGGCCAGAAATGTATGGCCGCACCCGGTATTGGTGCAATGACAGATGAGGTGCTTGACCTGTTCCGATTTCCGCTGCGAATCGCGGATGAAGCAGGGCCCGTCGCACTTGGGGCAGATCACCAGCGCGCGGCTGAGGCTTTTGCCGTGGCCGGACTTGAGCTGGAACTGCAGCGGCGCCTCTATCAGGCGCGCGCCGTGGATCAGGCCTTCGCCGCTCATGACTGTTCCCCCTGCTCGGCGCGATCGAGGGTGGCCAGGCCATCGGTCAGGCTCTCGATCGCTTCGTGGACTTCCTCGCGCGCCTTGCGGATGGCGCGGGGATCGCGGCGGCCGCTGGCGCCGATCAGCGCGGCGACGGCTTCGCCGGTTTCCTTGGCCGCCTTGCCGGCGACGCGCGCCAGGTCGCGGTCAGGCCCGTCGCGCCCGGCGATATCGAGCCGCAGCGCGTGGAGCCGGTGGAACGGCGCATGATCGCCGCCGTGCTCCAGATAGGCGCGGTCTAGCCGCTCGGCGTCGATCAGGCGGATTTCGGTCTCGCAGTCGGGATCGGACCAATAGCGTACCGCCCGTTCCGAAACGCCGCAGATCGCGGCGCAGCGATCCCACCCGATCAGGTGCGCGATATCGGTGAGGGTGCGGTGGTAGGTCAGGGGTTCGCGGCGCTTGGTCATGCCGCCGCCCCCTTCGGTCCGGTCGATGTATTGAAAGCGACGGGCGCGGCGCGGCGGTCTATCCCGTTGGCGCGGACACCGGCGCAGCGATCGACGCCGGACCAGCGGGAGGACGCCTCGGGTTCGATTGGGTAGATATCGGGGCGAAGTAGATGACGAGAGACGCCGGTCAATTTTTCCGCGAGCAGCACGTGCTGCGGCGGCATCTGCCTCGACTGGTTGAGCCAGCGCCAGACAGTCGGCTGAGAGATGTCGAAAGCGTCCGCCATCGCCTGCTCGGTTTCAAAGCAGGACCTCACTTTGCGCAACGCCTCGTAACGCGTAATTGTGTTCATACGTGACCGTATAAACTCTTCCACATATTAATCAACGGAAAAGTTGGATGAACGCATATACGCGCAGGTATAACGTGCGCCCCATGTGGGAAATCGTGCCAGCACGCTTGCAAGCCGCAATGCGGCGGGCCGGGGTCAACCAGTCGCAACTTGCTGGAAAGATTGGTGTAACGCAGCCATCTATCGCCCGACTGTTGCGCGGCGAAACCAAGACGACGCGGGCTATGGACGTCATGGCCGCTGCGCTCGATACGACCGCGGAATACCTCAAAGGCGAAGTCGAAAGCCCGGAACGTCAAGCTTCGGAAGGCGAGGACGCGCGTCCGCTTCCGAATATCGACGATGTGGAGATCGACGAAATTGATCTCGCTTTCGGCCTCGGCTTTACGTTCATAGAGGATGTTCCGGTCAAGACGGTGCGCCGGAAGTTCTCACGTTCGTGGCTGCGCATGTTCACGGATAGCCCGGCTTCGCAGATTTACTGCGCACGCGGTCTGGGCGATTCGATGACACCCACGATCCTCGACAGCGATATTCTCATCATCGACGCCGCCCAGCGCACGCCGCGCATGGCGGAGCAGATATGGGCGGTTTCATATTGCGGCATGGGCAGCGTCAAACGCCTGCGCCCAACCAAGGACGGCGGGATTAAAATCATGTCGGATAAGGTCGAAGTGTCAGACGAAGTGGCCTATGACGACGAACTGCACATACTCGGCCGGGTGGTGGCGGTTGTGCGCAAGATGTGACCTGACCATGTCTGTGCAAAAAGGGGGCGATCATGAAGGCGATTGGGACAAATGGGGAAATCGAGCTGTTCGACCAGGTGCTGGTCATTCGCAAGCGAGGCCTGGGCACGCTGATCTTGCAGGGTTTCAAGGGAGACAAACGTATTCCCTATACCTCGATCGCGGCGATCCAGCTTCGCAGACCGAGCCTTTTGACGGCCGGCTATTTCCAGATCACGCTTCCTGGCGGCATTGAGGGACGCGGCGGCATCATTGATGCAACCAAGGATGAGAACACGGTGATGTTCGCCAAGAAGCAGATTGGCGCATTCGAGATGGTGCAGAGGGAAATCGAGAGCAGGCTTGCGGCCAGTCGCCAATCGTCGAGCATCACCCCATCAGCACCGGACACGGATCCGCTCACTGCCATCAGGAAGCTAGGCGAATTGCGGGAAGCCGGCATGATTTCGGAGGGCGAGTTCGAGGCCAAAAAGGCCGAACTCCTCAGCCGGATTTGATGTGAGGGATTGGGGATGAAGCGAATAGCGCTGGTAGGGGCAATGCTGCTTTCAGGATGCGGTTCGCAAGGCGTACCTTCCTGGTCTGTGAAGCCGGAGGGTTCCTTCACGCCTGGCGGGCAAAGCGTGCTCAATCTAGCCGTGAGGATCGATGGTTACGCCCGAGATGGACGGTTGATCGAGGCGGCCGGCGCTGCGGTGAAACAAGTCGGCGCCGACATGATCGGGGGACGTCCTCCGGTGAAGGGACCATTCAAGGCGATCAACTTCATGGTCTACGCTCCACGGGCCCAGGCCGACGCCTCCACAGACGGCAGGGTCATGCACCTTTCCTACGACGCGATGGAGCTGCGGCATGCGGTCCATATGGGTATGGATGGCGACGCGATCCTGGCCGGCGGAACCGACCTTGGCTGGTGGTCTCCTTCGAACGATGACATAATCGCCGATTATTGCACGACCCGACAAGGGGGCGCGTTTTGCAGCCGCGTCGCGGCGGATTGATGCGCGCTGGCCTGATCGCTATCGCACTGGCCATCGCGCCGTCCGCCGTCATGGCCAAGACCGCATGCCTGAGCGACGCGGAAATCGAGCAGGCGTTCGGCGATGAAGTTCGCTCCGGCGCGGTCTATATCGATACCAGCGCGTTGCAGGGCCGGCCGCTGTGTTCCGGCTTGCCGCTGGGCGAGCAGATCCAGCGCATGCACGCCAAGGCCTTTCCGGAAGAGCGGCGCCAGGCCGAGGAGGCCCGTGCGGCGGTAGTGGCGCGGGAGGAAGCCGCCGCCAGGGCGCGGGAGGACCAGGCGCGGGAAGAGATGGCCCGCGAACACGCCAGGCAGGCCGCGCTGGCGGCGATCGTGCCGGCGGCACAGGTCGCGGTGGAAGCTGCCCCGACGGCACGGGCCGCGCCCATCCGGAAGGCCCGCACGCACGCCAATCCGCCCCGGCGCAAGGCCGCGCCATCCCATTTCGCGAGTTGCCGCGAAGCCCGCGCCGCCGGAGCGGCACCGCTGCGGCGCGGCGAGCCTGGCTATGCACCCCGGCTCGATCGCGATGGAGACGGGGTGGCCTGCGAGTAGCGGTGTCTCGACTGTCGATCGAAGATCGGCAGTTCATCCTGAGCCTGCCTATGCGCTTTCCAGCGTCACCCTCTGTCTTAGGCCGTTCGCGCCCAGCGTGGTTTCGACGCTTTCGACCAGCCATTTGATGGCGTCTATCCTGCTGTTCCACCCGGAGAGCGTGACCTTCCGGTTGGGCTGGATGGTGCAATCGGCCAGGGCCAGTTCGTATTCGAACTTGTAGCCGCCGCGGGCTCGCTTCTTCTTTTCGGCCTCGGCGGCCTGCCTGGCGTCGGCCTCGCTGGCGTAGACGCGTTTCAGTTTCTTCGGGTTCTTGCCGCCGGTGCTGTGCTTTTTTCGGCGTCCGGCCTGCTGATCGTGCCATTCGGCCTCCACCCCGTCGTTCTCTTCCCGCTCGGCGCGGGTGAAGCGCCAGGTCCAGCCCTGGGTGCGGGTGAGGGTGAGCGCGGGGATCGCCTTGCCGCCGGCGGTGGTGGCGCTGCCCACCGGCATGAAGATCAGCTTGCGGTCCTTCCATGTCGCCAGCGCATCGTACCGGCTGCCCAGATCCCGCACCAGGGCCATGTCGCTCTTGCCGTGCTGGTCCAGCGCCTTGATTTCCTTGCCCGCCAGATCGGGGTGGACCTGGGCCGACACGGCGTTGCGGCCGGCGATTTCGGACAGGACGGCGCCCAGCGTGGTGTCCTTCCAGGCATGGGTGCGGCGCTTGCGGTAGGAGCCGGAGAGATCGGCCGAGCGGGCGCGGATCTGGATCTGGTCCGGCGGGCCGGAGGCCTCCACCTCATCCACGGTGTAGCGGCCCTTGTCGACGAGACCGGCGGTCACATCGTCGCCCTGGGCCCAGCCCAGCGCCAGGGCGATCACCTTGCCGGGATCGGGCATGGCCAGGCTGCCGTCCGCGTTCTGCAGGGTCAGGCTCAGCTCGTCGGCCTCGCCGCCGCGCTTCTCCGTCAGGGTGAGTTCGAGCAGGCGCGGGTTGACCTTGTCCGCCAGGTCCTTGCCGTCGAGCGTCAGGCGGACGCCTGCGATATTCGCGGTCATGGTTGCGGCCTTGCGGCCGAAAGCGTCGGGAAACCATGAACAAACATCATCAGTCCACCCGCTTCAGCTCCATCGAGAAATCGACCGCGCGGGGCACGCCGCCGGCCATGACGCCGCGATGGGTGCTGTCCAGCCCCTCTATCCGGTAATGGCCGAGAACCTGGCCCTGCCCGTCCACCAGCGGCCAGTTGTCCCCGGTGTTCGCCATTTCCACCAGGCGATCGATGGCCGAATAAGAGCCGGCGACTTCGGGCACGATCAGACCGGCGATCGTCACGGTATCGTCCCCCGGGCCGACGAACTGGCTGGCGGGCCGCGCGCCGAACCGGTCGCTCTGCTCGTGCCGCCAGGCCATGCGGCGCTGGAGGTCGGAATAGAGGAAGCTGTCCATCGCGAACAGGAACATGCCGAGCGACAGCAGCTGGGTGGGGCTGGGGGGAATCGATGCCATGGCACCGCCGATCCTGCGCAGAGCGCAGGGCCCGTCAACCGGGGCCACGAGTAGAGCCCGGTGTTACAGGCGATCAGGGTTGATCGAGGGATTTTTCCACGAGACGGCGGATAGCTTCGGCGCGGGAGGGGATATCGGGTTGCTTTGCGCGCCAGTGATCGACCCTTTCAAAAAAGGCCTTGGACGCGGAAAAAATGAAGCGTTCTGATTTCGGTTCGGCAGCCATGGTGATATCAGTTATATCACTTTTCACTTGTCGGCAACCAGCGATAATGATATCAGTGATATCAGGCCGGGAAGAGGCGGCAACCTCTTCCCGGCCCTAACCCGAACCATGGAGCAAGCCATGCCTCGTGCTGCCACTGACAATACCCGCCCCGATGCCGCCACGCAATTCAAGACGCGCGGCTATGTGCTGAGCGAGAATGCGGAGATGGTCCTCAAAGACCTGTTCGCCGCGATGGAGGCCACCGCCTTTGCCTATGACATGGATCAGGGCGGGACTGCCAACTTCGACCTTTCCGGCGATCAGGTCGCCGCCGTTCTGCGCTCCTACTCCTACGCTCGCCTCGGCAAGCAGGTGCTCTCCGGCACACCCTTCGCCAACGAGGCCATGGCGCATAAGCGTGACGACTGAGCCGGAGACGATTCGATGACCGACAACCGATATCTTATGATCCCGTTTCATGGGACTGATCTCACGGCCGTAGAAATCAATGGCGAATTACATGTAGCATTGAAACCGGTATGCGAGGCGATCGGGATAGACTGGTCATCTCAACGCAAGCGGATCATGCGCGACGCCATCCTGTCGACCTGCGTGGTCATAACGACCATGCAGGTGCCCGGTGAAATCCAAAATCGGGAGGTTATGACCCTGCCGATCAGTCATCTGAATGGGTTTCTGTTTGGAATCACCGCTTCGCGAACCAAGCCAGAAGTCATGGAGTCGCTGATCGTCTATCAGCGCGAATGCTACCGGGTGCTGCATGACTACTGGATAAAGGGCGCGGCGATTAATCCGCGCTTTGCGACGCCGGCAATGCTGCCGACGAATGAAATCACGCGCCTTGTTTCCTGCATCAAGGCAGAGGATCGGGCCGAAATCCGGGAAATGTTTCACAGGCTGCTGAGCCAGCTTGGAGCGCGGTTCGATTTTCCGGTTCCGCCCCTCCCGGCTTTCGGTGCCCCGGCCCCAGACGATTTGGAAATCGCCGAGGCGTTCTTCGCGGCCCTGCTGGAATTGCAGGCGGGTGGCGTGGAGTTCAAGCATCATCGGCGCGATGACCTGCTGGCAATCTCGCTTCCCGAAACTGGCAAGATGCTACGCGATGCGGGGATAGAGGTCCCGCCGAACCGGCGGCTATGGAAGGCGCTGCCGAAGCACCATGCCTATCTCGAAACCACCGCGGTCAATTGCCGCGACGATAAATTCCGTCACTGCTGGATCTTCGACCGCGCCAAACTGCCCGGATTTCATCCGGCCTAGTGACCGTCCGAAAAGCTTGAACGTGCCTGACTGGCCTGCGTGCGCTCCAGTTCTCGCCGGACTTCGCGGGCAAGTTCCTTCACATCCATGCCCGGCGCAGGGTAGATGTTGATGGTGATCGGTCCGGCGGCAGGCATTCCCGGCATGCGCGATGGCCCCGCCAGTGCCGCCGATTGCATCGGCGCAAGCGGAGGAGGAGGAGGAGCCGCCGCTGCCGCATGCACGGGCGCGAGAGAGACCGCGCCGGCGGCCATGACGCCGGCCGCCATGCGCCCGACCGCGCGGATGGGATGCGCGCGACCCTTATCGATGCCGGCGCCGAGCCCATCGGCTATGTGGCCGCCCAGCGCCATGAAAATGCGCGATGGACTCTTGATGCCGAGCGGTCCCTTGAGCCATTCGGGAAGCGAGCTGGCGAGCGAACTGACGAGGCTTTTCACCTTGCCCCATCCTGCCATGATGCCGTTCCAGATGCCGTTCATGATGGCGGCGCCCACGGCGGAGAGCGCGTTGGCGGCCCCGGACAGGATCGACCACAAAGCCCTGACGCCGCCAGTGAAGATCGCCACGATCGCCGCGACCCCGCCAGAGAAGATTGCCTTCACGCCGTTCCATGCCTGCGACCAGTTCCCGGTGAGCAGGCCTGCGACCACGTCGATGACGCCGCCGATGATACCGAACGCGGCGGTCACGACGCCGACGAAAGTATCGATCACGGCCATCATCACGCCGCCGAACGCCTGCTTGAAGATGTTCACCAGCGCGGCGATCGGGCCGGCGAGCTTGCCGTTGGCGAAGAAGTCGGCGAGTTTCGCGAAGGCGCCCGAGATGGCGTCGATGAGGGGCTCGAATTTCGCCTTGATGGTATCCCAGTTGCTGTAGATCAGGTAGGCGGCGCCGCCTACCACAGCCGCAACGGCGGCCACGATCGCGATCATCGGCAGCAGGCCCACGCCCAAGGCTGCTGCTGCCCCCGCGACCAGCGAAAAGACAGTGGCAAGCCCGCTGACTATGCCCAGAACCGGGCCAAGCGCTGCTGCGATCAGCGCGCCCTTGATGATGAAATCCTGCATCCCCGGCGATAGATTGCCGAAGGCATCCATCAGAGCCGTCAGTTTGTCGATCAAGGGAATCAGGCGGGGCAGCAGCCGTCCGCCGATTGCTTCCTCGAACTCGCCGAAGCTGAGCGCCATCGCCTTTCCGGGATCTGCGTCGCGCGCAGCTTTGGCGGACCCGCGATATTCGCGTTCGAGTTCATTGAGTACCAGATTCTGCGCGCCGGCAATATTCCCGGCGGCAACCATGGATTTGATCATGGCCTTTTGCTGGGTGGTGAACTGGATACCCACGCGGCTCAGGGCTGAAAGACCTTTGATCGGATCGTTAAGCGCCTTTCCGAACATGATCGTGGAGCCTTGAAGATCCTTCCCGGTCCGCGCCGAATAATCGATCACCGCTTGCTGCGCGCGATCGAATACCTTGCCGCTGATGCTCCCGAACGTCACGAGGTTGGCGGTGACGCCGCCCAGGATTTCGTCGTCATCGAAAAGCGACGTGCGCATTAGCGCACCCGCCTGGTCCTGCAATTGCTTGAAAGTGTGCCCGGATGCCTTGCCCATGCTTTCGATGCCGGCGCGCACCTGGGCGGTTGCGGCATTGCTTTCCCGCGCGGCATTCACGGACGCACCGGCAAAAGCGAGGACTGGTGCCGTCACGCCGACGGAAAGCCTGGTTGCGGCACCGCCTGCGAAGTCCGCCACCTTGCTCGATCGGTCGCGCATGGTTTCCATACGCTGCTTGCGCTTCAGCATGCGTTCGTTCTGTTGCAGGCGCGTGGTGTTAGCGGCGATTTCCCGATTGAGGCGCTGCTCTTCGTCGGCGAGGCGGTTCACATCGACACCGGCAGATCGAAGCTGGTCCTGGTAGACTTTCAGTTTCTGCGCCTGTTTCGACGTGGTGGTGGAAAGTTTGATCTCCTGATTCTCCAGCTTTCTATATTCGCTCCAAAGTGCGCCGACCGGCTTCTTCGACTGATCGATCTCCGTCTTCAGTTCGCGCATGCGCCGCCGCATCACATCCAGTGCCTTGTGATTTTCACTGATCCCGGCGCCGAGTTGGCCGACCTTGCCGATGGCATCCCGGCTGTATTCAAGGCTTTTGGCCTCGCGTTTCAGTGCCACCATATCGCGAGCAAGCCCCTTCGAACCTGCCGCCAACCTTTTGATGGTGGCGCCGAGCTTGTCGATGGCCTGGAAGGCGACGGTCAGCTTGACAGTGCGGTCACTCATGGCCCCTCCGATCGTCGCCCCCACATCTGGTTCCACCGATCGACGGCCAAGCCATACCAATCGATCATTTCGGACAGCGTCATGTCATCCATGACCTGTGGCTCCCAGTGAAAGACAGCCGCGATCGTGGCCATGGCATCTTCTATTCGTCCGGGGATTCCGGGCTGTCCTTCGGCAGAAAAAAACTGGCGATCTCGGTCGAAAGCTTCAGGAAATCCGCCAGGCAAACGTCCCGCACTTCCAGTTCGGTCAGTGGCGGCACCGTGATGCGCGGCAGTAGTTCGTGCACGGAATCGACCTTCATCTGCATGAGATCAAGCATGGATAAGCCGCGCAGTTCACCACTCCTGGGCCGACGAAGCCTGACGGATATGATTTCGGTTTCACCGCGCTTGATCGGTTCGTCTAGCGGGATTTCTGGCTGGTCGGTCATGTGCGGGGCTCCTCTGGTGGCGGGGCTGGGAATGATGGGCCGGGGAGGATCGGCCGAGGTAAGAAACCGTCCTCCCCAGCCCGGACGGCGGGCGGCGCCCCGCGTTTGGACCGCTCGCCGGGTTGGGTGGCCGCAGTGGGATGTCAGCCGGTGAGGATGGACATGATCTCCGCATAGCGATCGACGCCGTCGATCATGAACAGGCCGCCGAGCATGTCGATTTCCGCCTCTGTCCTGCCGTCGACCACGCGGCGGTAGTAGTTGAGCTGGGCGGTGTACTTGTGCTCGGTATCGTCGCCCGGCTTGGACTTGCCCAGGTCGATTTCCGAGAACCGGCCGCCCAGGTAGATTTCCACCGCCTGGGCGGCGCCGCCGTCATCGGCGCGGTAGGCGGCGACCAGGCGCAGGCGCGTGCCTTCGACGTCGGTGGTGCCGAACTGGCGGATCAGGTAGGCGGTGTGGCTGCCCATGGTAATGGTGGCCTCCATCGCTTCCAGGCCCTTGTCCAGCTTGACCGGGCCGAGCATGCCGCCGCCGCGCCATTCCTCGCTGGCGAAGGCAAGCTTGGGCTCCTCGAATTCGGAGACTTCGCCCAGCCAGCCCCGGCCGTTGACGAAGACGTTGATGTTGATGAGCTTGCGGGGGAGGCCCATGGCGCGGTTCCTTTTTCCTTCAATCCTTCGACAGGCCCAGGATGAGCGGCGAAGCGAATAAGCGTGGTGCGATCAGACGAGCTGATCGGCGAAGCCTTCGTAAAATTCTGCGGTGTTGATGAGCTCTACGATCGGGTTTTCCATCGGCGCGGTCGGCGTGTACTTGATGCCGATGGTGGGGCGGCCGGCGGCGAGCTGTTCGGCCGAGTTCTTGGTCTTGTCGAAATAGGCCAGCGCGCCGACGATCCGGCCTTGCGCCTTGAGCTGGCGCATGGCGGCGTTGCAGGTTTCCAGCAGGTCCTTGACCATCGCCACCGTCATCGGGCGATCGAAGAAAGGGAGGAACACGGAGACGATCACGTCCTGCAGCGCGTGGCTGGTGCGTACCGCCGATTCGAAGGCGAATTCGGGCTGATCCTCTCCCGCGCAGGTGCGGTTGCCCCAGAAGCGGTAACCGGTATTGCGGATCAGGGTGGTGACCTGGGCATCATTCAGCACGCCGGCATCGGTGGACGTGTCCAGCAGATCGAAGTGGACGTGCTTGGAGATTTCGGTGACGCCGCCGATGGTGACGTTGCTGATCGTCTTGTTCCAGCCCTGCTCCTCGTCGATCAGCGCGCGCAGGCCGACCGCGCGGGCGATGGCGTCACCCGGAATCGTGGTGGAGGTGTCCGGCCAGATCAGCATCAGCTCGCGGTCGCCGAAGTTGTCGCGATAAAGCACCACTTCGGCCACGTCGTCTCCGATCGCGGCGGCATAGACCATGGCGCGCAGCTTCTTGGCGGCCACCACCAGTTCGGCGGTGACGGCCTGGGTATCGAGGCCGGGGGCGGCGATGATGCGCGGGCGCACGCCGACCACGCTTTCGGCGGCGAGCAGCGCCTGGATGCCGGTGTAGCTGTTGCCGGTGGTGGCGCCGATCACGTTGGCGTCCTGGTCCGCCTGGTCGGCATCGACGGCGACGCGGACGACGACGACGATCGGGCTGGTCTGGTCGCCGATCGCCTCGAGCGCGGACTTGAGCGTGCCGCCGGTGCCGGCATTGCCGGACGCGGTATCGACGTCGGTGACCAGGACCGGGACGTTGAGCGGGAAGGCCGCGTCGAGATCGGTTGTCGCCTGCCCGGCGGCGGCGGTGGCGGTGGCGATGATGCCGATGACGGAAAGGCTGGGCGCCAGGATCGACCGGGCGCCGGTTGCCGATTCGGTGATGGTAAGGCCGTGGGGCATGGCGGGTCCTTCAGCTGCTGGCCAGGATGGCGGGGAGCGGGATGGAAAGCGTGGTGCGCGCGTTGGGCGCCGGCACGTCGGTGCGGGTGCCCGAAAGGGTGATCGTTAGGGTGCCGTCCGCCGGGGTGCCGGATAGCGAGACCTTGGAAAGCTTGAGCCGGGGTTCCCAGCGTCGCAGCGAAACGGCGGTAGCGGCGCGCAGCAGCATGACGGTGGCCGCGTTGATGGGCTGGTCGATCAGGTCGAACAGCAGCGAGCCATAGTCGCGGCGCATGACCCGCCAGCCCAGCGGCGTGCCGAGGATGTCGGCGATCGACTGCGCAAGGTGCGCGGTGCCGTCAAGCGCCTGGCCGGTTGTGACGTTCATCCCGTTCATGAGATGGGACACAAGCGCCTTCGGCGCGGATGATGCCAGAGGTTGGCTTTGTAGGAGCCGGTGCTACCCGGCCAGATGCGCGACGAAGGGCGCTACCAGCGGCGGGCGAGGCCCCTGGCGATCAGGTATTCTCCCGCGTCCTGGCCGTTCACGGTGACAATGGCGAGAGTGCGGCCGTACTTGTCGCGGCCGATGCGCCGGAGCCTGGCCGGGCTGGCGGCAAGCAGGCCGGCGAGCGCGTCCCGGCTGCGTTCGGCCAGGCGATAGTCGCACCAGCCCCGGCGGGTGCGGCCGGTGCATTTGGGGCTGTCCGGCATTTCCGGCGCATCGATATTGGCGATGCGCACGCGCTCGCCGGCGCAAGTGCGCAAGGTGTCTCCATCGTGGACGGAGCCGACGCAGAGCGCGGCGGAGGCGAGGATGGTAAGCGCGGACATGCGCCTGCCTATCGAGGATCAGACCGGCTCGCCAGTCTGGGAGCCGCCGGACTGGACGTTTCCGTGCTTGTGGCTCTTGAGGCTGATCCCGTCCGCCGTCACGTCTTCGCTGGCATCCAGCTTGCCGTTGAGGGTGACGTTGCCGGTGATCGTCACGTCCGCGTTGATGGTGAGGCCGCCGGGGGCGGTGATCGTCGCGGTGCCGCCATCGGGCAGGATGGCGGTGAGCGCGTGGTCTTCCGGGTCATAGGCGATCCGGGCGCCGTCCGCGAAGAGCATGACTTCGGTCAAGCTGTCTCCCGCCGGCGGGAAGCTGTCCTGGGTGATGCCCAGCAGCGCGACGGCGCCGGCGAGCTGACCGTCCGGGACCAGAAGCAGCACTTGCTCGCCCACGGTGGGGGGAGACCAGATGCGGGTGCTGCCGGCGCGGGGCGCGGCCCAGCGGATGGCGGGCGTTTCGGCGCCGCCGTCGTCATCGTCCGGATTGCCATAAAGCACGGTGCAGGTGCCGGCGGCGAGGTCCACCGTGGCGATGGTGCCCAGGCGGATCAGTTCGGAGAGATCGGCCGGGATGTCTTCCTGCTGTTTCATCGCGGCGCGGAATCCGAAGGCGCGGCCACGCCGGCGGCGATCAGGGCCTGGGCATCCTGGCGCACCTGGGCGAGGCGGGCGCTGTTGGCGTTGAGGAGGTCGAAATCGGCAGCGGAGAGGGCAACCATGCCGGCAGCCTGACCGGATCGGTCATCGATCGGGGCAGCACGATCGGCTCCGGGCAGATCGGCAAGGCCGGGCGCACTTCCACCGGACGGGCAGCGCAGGCCGACAGGATGGGCAGCAGCATAAGCAGTGCCGGCACGGGCAACCTGCGCGTAATATTCGGGGCTCTTCGCATTGCTGTCCTCCGCGATATGTCTGGACGTTTCGGCCGGCGCATGGTTGACCCTGGCCTGATCGAGGGCGGCCTGTTCGGCGGCCGATCGCATCGCCGCGATGATCCGGTTCGCCTTGACCAGCTGGCGTTCGCACAGCGCATTGCGGTGCCAGCCCCACCAGCCCCAGGCGCCGACCAGCGCGGCCAGGACGATCATCAGGTGCACGTTGCTGGCCAGTGCCCAGCGCCCGCCGGCGGCGAAACCGGAGCGCACGCAGCGCAGCGCCAGCCAGAGCGCGGTCATGCCTCGCCCCGGTAGAGCCGGGCTTCGTCGGCGCGGCGGGATTTCAGGCCGTTCATGGGCTTGCCGGCGTTGTAGATCCACTTGCCGAACTCGGCGGCGGCGCCGGCGTGGTCCCCGGCCCGGTGCTTTCTGGTCAGCGTCGCCGCGCCGATCCTGCCGGTGTTGTAATGGAAGGAGACCATGGCGTCGAACTGGTCCTGGGATGTCGGCGCGGTGCCGATCGCGCGGGCCACGTCATCGACATAGCGCTGGATATCCCGGGCGAACCGGGCGTCGCACTGCGCCTGGGTCCAGACGGTGCCGGGGCCGATGTCCGGCCCGGTGGAGCCCCATCCGATCGTCCAGGGCTTGCCGTCCGCGCTGCCGGGGTCGGGATAGGCGGCGAACCGGCCATCGGCGCGCTTTTTCGCGCAGCCTTCCCATTTCTGGATCAGGGCCTTGCCTTTGGGGCCGAGCTTCATGGCATGCGCTCCTCTGCGTCTTCCCTGGCGGGGACCGATTTGGCGAGATGATCGGCCATCGCGTTCATGGCGTGGGCCTGGGACTGGTTGCGGATCGCCTGCACGATCGAGCCGAAGGCCAGCAGGGCGGTGCCGAATGCCTCGCCCATCTTGTCCTGCGAAATCATCATGCCGCATAGCACCAGCAGGCCGCCGCCCAGGGCGACGAGCGCGATCAGTTCGGCCAGACGAAGCCAGTTCCGGGTCATCTCAAATCCCCCTTTGCTCAAGCCGCTCGGCCGCGACGATCAGCGCCGCCTGTTCGCGCGCCCGGCCATAGCCCTGCTGCATCGCTTCAAGGCGCATCACCTTCGCCTCCGCCTCTGCGTGCTTTCGGCGGCAATCGGCCAGTTCAGTCTCGACCTTGTCGAGGCGGGCGGTAAGCGCGTTAAGCCGGGCCTCCAGACTGGCGATCAGCATCTGCGTGCCGGCGTCGATCGCCGCCTCGCGCTTGTCCATCCGGCCCCCCAGAAACTCCAGACCCCACTTGATGACACCGAAACCACCGCCCGCCGCCGCCCCGGCGCTGAGCCAGCCTGGAAGCCAGTTCGGGACGATGGCGAAGAGGTCGGTCATGCGATCGGCGTGAGGCCAACGGTCAGCAGGACCGCCAGCATGTCATGCTCGGCCTCGATCTCCGCATTGGTCAGGACCCTGTCATAGACCAGCACCGCCGCCACATCGCTGGCTCCGTCGAAGCCGCCGGCGACCAGCGTCGAAATGGTGAGATTATTGGCACCCCCGAACGGGGCGGTCGAGGTCCAGGCGGCGACAGCATTATGCGTGGCGACGCCATTTTTGATGTAGTGGACAGAATGCTGAGTCGGTGTCCACGTGGCGGCGCTGAGAACGAACTGATCGCCTCGGGTGGGGTCCGTCGCGATTTGTGTGTTTTGGGCGGTGGCGCCGACCGAATAGGTGCGGGCCGCCGCATTATTGGGCGCGGCGATAACGATCGCAGGAGTCGACCCGTTGACGTAATTCGACACTAGAAAAGCCGTGTTTGCGGCCGGCGTCTTGTGGACCACGATAACTGTGATCGCCGAGGCGAAAGCAGCAACGTCAGCGCCGCTGAAGGGCAGCAGCAATCGGGCACCGCCGCCGACAGAAGCATAATTTTCCCCGAACGCAGCAAAGCTGTTCGTCAAATCGTGACCGTTGTCCGCATAGTCGAAGAGGCTGCTTCCTACGTAGTCATCGCCGAAGATGTACGCGGCGAACAGCGCCCCGGTATCATCATTGACCTCGACAATCTTTCCGAAACTGTACGATGCGACGCCGTCGCATTTAATGACAATCGCTTTAGCCATTTATACCTCCAAGTCGAAAATCGGCGCCCACGTATGCATGGGCAGGTTGTGTCCGCTCGGGTCAAACACCAGCGGGTCATCATCGCGCAGATTGCCCGCGCCTTTCTTGCCATCGCCAGACTGCCACGCGTACCGGATTTGAGCGGCGGCAGGCAGGTCGGCCGAGAAAGTCAGGTACGCGACCCGCCCCGCCCCGCCGATGGTTACGCCAGTGATAGTCAGCGCCGCGCTGGTCGCCGTGTTCACCGCCGTAAAGCCGTAATTAGTTTGCGCCGCAACGATTGCGGTATCCCATTGCAACTTGCGACCCGAGGCAACCGGGAATGTCAGTGCGATCGTGCGCGCGCCGAGGCGCTGCGCAGTCGGAACGAGAGGCACTGGCTTTTCACCCTTCACGCACCAGCGATAGGCGCAGAGCGTTTGGTAGGCGCCCATCCATAGCTCGGACGTAGCCGTGATGTGTATCCCATCGGCCTGCCGCGTGAAGATGTAATCAGGGCAGGCTAGCGCAAAATAGGCCTGCTCCTGGCATAGCTCTAGCTGCGCCCGGGCGATAATCGGGTCCGCGACACTGTAATTCGGATGGGCCGCTACCTGAGCAATGAATATTGGAAATGGCCGGGTGTTACCTTCCGCTGCCTGCACTAGCGCCTCAGCAGACGCACGCATGGAAATCATATTCGTCTTGTACGTTTCCCCCGGCGTTCCCAGACCGATTTCGGCCTGACCCTGATTCCATCCCAGGCCCAGGCCGCCGTAAGCGCGGCTTAAGTCGGCAAGACATCGCGCCGGAGCATAGCCGATAGCGTCGGTCAGAAACGTCCACCCAGAACTAGCGCCGCCCGGCATCAGGTTGACCAGGCTCTGTCCGCCAATCGCCGGCACCGACGACAGCAGCACGGGCGCGTCCGTGCCCATATCGAACCCATCAGCGGCATAAAGCTGGTGTAACATCATCGCGCCGCCGTACGCGGGCGTTTCGCCATATAGGAACGCGCCGCGTCCCCCGTCTGTCATGTCAGTCTCAATGTGTGCGACGATGGATGCGTGGTTCGTTGCGCTCGACGACGATCCGATGTTGTCCTGCGCAGCGACGCCGCCGACGTAGCGATATGCGTAGGCGAGTGGACTGGTCGATATGGCGGCGGCTCCGCGGCCGGCTGTCAGGGATTGGCCGTAATAAATCATGTGCAGCGCCTGCCCCACCGGGTAGAGCTCGGCCCACATGGTCGATTCCTGCCCGGCTTGGAGCGCGGCAACATCCGCCTGCAAATCATTGATCGGCTTGTAGGAGCACTCGCTCGGCGTGAACGACGCCCACACGGCACCTGCACCGTCTGCCAGCGAGAAAGTCGGGGTGGCCGCCGTTACACTCTTTATGCCTCCAGCGATCGGGGCGAGCTGGTCCGTGACGGCCTGCAAATCATTGATCGGCTTGTAGGAGCACTCGCTCGGCGTGAACGACGCCCACACGGCACCTGCACCGTCTGCCAGCGAGAAAGTCGGGGTGGCCGCCGTTACACTCGTTATGCCTCCGGCGACCGGGGCAAGCTGGTCCGTGACGGCCTTGATATCGGCCAGCGGTTTCCACATGAAGTCGGATGGCGTCAAATATATCCATGCATTTTTGTTGTCATCGATGCCAATTATGGCGGGATTGGAGAGAGATGGCGCGCCGAAGCGCGCAGTGATCGCACGTTCGCTCGCCGTCATGACTTTGGCGTCAGCGGTCTCCTCGATGTCCGAGGCATCCAGAAACCTCAGCCCTCCGGCGTGCTTGAGCTTGGCGAAGACTTGCTGAATGACGCTCATCCGATGATCTCCAGTACGATCGCCGTGCCGGCCGAAATCACATCGCTGAGCAGGAAGTCGTCATAAGCCACGACCTGTCCGGTTGCAGTCGTATGGGACCGCGTGGTTTTGACCGGCACGATCACATTGTTATTCACCTTGAAGGTTGCCGGATCGGCGAATGCCGCTGGAATAGAGACCCAGATCGCGCCGTCCGCCGCGGTGGTGAAATTGCGGGTGCGGCTGAGCGAGCCGGTTTCGAACCAGGATTGCGCCATCGCGTTGACTTCGGCGCTGGTCAGCGTCGCGCCGTCCGTTTTGTTGATGGTGCCGGCATGGCCCTTGTCCAGGCAGGCCACGCTGGCCTGCCGGGTGTCGCTCGCGGTCCCGCCCGGGGCGCCGGTGTCCTCGACGTAGAGGTCATAAGTGATGGCCGCCGAAACGCCGGGAAAAAGCTTGCTCAGCGTGCCGACCGCGACGGTGACGCCTTCGAGGGTCTGCCCGGTCGGGGTGCCGAGCAGGGTCCAGGATACAGTGACGTCGGCGCTGCCGCCCGCTTCGATCTGCGCGGGGACGGCCGTCATCGAAGTGATAGCCAGGCCGGCGTATTCAAGCTGGGCCAGCACGTCGGCCACGCTGCGGCCGTCATAGTCGATCAGCGCCGCCGCCGCCGGGATCAGGCTGAGCTTGGTCATGCCACGGAGTCCTGGAATTTGGGCCAAAGCGGGTGTTCGGCGATGGGAAAAGTGTCGAGGTTGGCGGCGGCCATGCCGGCTAGCAGTTTCTCGATCGCGGCCGAGGCAGCGCGGATGGCATCGATCGCGGCGAAGCGTTCGGTGGCCGCCATGCTCGGCGCTCGCAAGTCGTTGATCTGGCGCCAGGCGGGGCTCACCGCATCAATGCGGCGGCGGGCCTCGTTCTTCACGGCGGCGGCGAGCGCGGCGCGGCGGTCCGCGATGCTGAGCCGTTCATGGCGGGCGCGGGGACGTCCGGTCCGTGAGCAGGGCTCGATCGTGGCGCCTTGAGTCTGCTGGTGGAGCAAGGACGCGTGGATGTCACGCTCAAGCGGCCGGGCGTCTTCCGGGATCGCGGCGGAAATGCCGCGCAGGTAGAAACCGCGCGTGCCCGGGCTCCAGAGGATAGGTGATGTTTCGTGGTCCATCAGGCTCTCCCTTCCGCGCGCCAGTTGAAGCCGGCCAGGTTCGACGATGCGCCGCTGGATGGGTCCTGGAGATAGATCTGCACGCCAGTGGTGGAGCGCGTGCCATCCACCTCCTGGCAATAATTGTCGTAGTTGCCGGCGGCAGGGATCACTGGGGTAAGCTGCAAATCGTAATCGGTGTCGGCGAAGGCGATCGGGAAGGTGATCGTCACCGATTGCTGCGTCGTATACGTGGTGCGACGCTGGCCGCGCTGGATCAGCGTGCCGCCGGGATGCACCTCGTAGGCGGTGGCGCCGTCCGCGCGCGGCAATGCCCCAAACGCGGCGGGCGTCACCGCCACGTCGTTGGCCAGCGCCGCCTGGAGCTGCGCGCCGCTCGCCGCGCTCACGGTGAGGCTCGGGTTGGTCGAAAGCGCCCCGCCACCGCTGACGAGGCCGGCGCCGGTGACAGTGTGGGCGGCAAGCGCATTGTCGGCATTGGTGCGGGCGGTGGCTTCGGCGGCGAGCGCGGCGTTGAGTGCACTGTCACCATCCGCCCGCGCCGTCGCCTCGTTGCCGATCGCCGTGTTCAGGGCATCGTCGGCGGCGGCACGGGTAGCGGCCTCGGCGCCGATCGCGGCGTTGAGCGCACTGTCACCATCCGCCCGCGCCGTCGCTTCGTTGCCGATCGCCGTGTTCAGGACATCGTCGGCGGCGGCGCGGGTAGCGGCCTCGGCACCGATCGCGGCGTTCAGCGCATTGTCACCGTCTGTCCGTGCCGTCGTTTCGGCATTGAGGGAGGCGATGACGGCCGCGATGCTGGCGTTGATCGCCGCCAGCATCGCGGCCAGGCGCGAACGCAATGTCCTGGGGGTGACGATGGTTTCGGCGTCGTCGCCGGCGTCCGCCAGATCATCGACGCGCTCCTGGGTGGCGAGGCGGGCGACGCCGCGCGTTTCCTCGGTCGCCGGGGGATAGGCGAAGATCGCGTTGCCGTAGGAGATGTTGGCGGCGAGGTCCGCGTCAAAGGCGATGTCGAAGGCCAGCAGCGCGAAGGCCAGCCCGACCTTGGACATGACCGGATCGGCGCTGGCGTGGACCGCGAAAAGGGTTCCATCCGCCAGGAACAGCCCCAGCCCGCTGGCCGTCCAGACATCGGTGCTGTTGTCGTAGGCGGTCAGGTGGGTGATGTTGGGCGCGGCAGCCACGCCGCTCGCCACGTCGAGCCGCTTGAACTCGCCGGGAAGCGCCTCGAGCGTGGGCGCGTAATCGAAGGGCGTGTTGGTGAGGCCGAGTTCGATGATCGAAACCGGATCGGTGCCGCTGGCGGCCTGGACGGCGGCAAGGCCGGCATCGGTCAATTTGAGGACATGGACGGCCACTATTCATCCTCCAGGTAATCGAGGCCGTCTTCGGTCAGGATCGGTTCGCCATCTTCGGTTTGCAGGACCAGCGACCAGTCACGGCTCGTGTCGATCATGGTCGTGTAATCGGACCGGTACATGGTCCCCGTCATGCCGCCCGCCGCCATGTAGAGCCCAGCCTGCGCTTCCAGCACCTGCACGAAATCGAAATGCGCGCGGAGCGGCTTGGCGGCGGCAACATCGCGGATGATCGCTTCGGCGGTTTCGGGCGTGAGGAAGGTGGCGCCGATATCGGCCGGGGCGCGGACTTCGAAGGTATGCGGCGCGCGGGGTGGGTCAGTCTGCCACCATTCGGTGAGGCTGAGGAGCGGATGGAAGCGGGCGAGCACCTGTTCCACCGCGGCGCGGGTGCCCTTGATCTTGTGAAACGGGATGGCGTCGGCGACGGCCGCGCGCTTCTCGGCCTCGTTCCAGTCGGTATCCCAATGGGTGATGGAGAGGCCCCAGGCCAGGAAAGGCAGGACATCGGCCGGGCAAGTAGCCGGATCCCACAGCGTGCCCACCGCCGACAGATCGATATCGGCGAGCATGGCGCTTTCCAGCGCGCGCTCGGCCGGAGTGGCGTTGGGGGGCAGCAGGCTCACAGCTCGGTCCCCGCGATGGTGACAGAGACCGAGGTCGGGTTGCCGACCTGGCCGTCATCGATCACGAGATCGATCGCCGGTTGCAGCAGCTCAACGCGCTGGACATTGCCGACGTGGAGCGCGGCGATGAGCGCCGATCGAGAGACGTCGCGGCCGAGCTTGCGGATGGCGGCGAGGTGCGCGGTGAGCGCGGCCTGCGCGGTATCGAGGATCAGCGTCTGGTCCGGGCCGGCGAAGACGTAAAGCTGCGCCTCCACCGCGAAATCGACCAGCGCCGCGGCCTGCACGGTGACGTGATCGGTGAGCGGGCGGATCGGGCCTTGAAGCCTGGTATCCACGGCGGCGATTACTTCGGGCGATGGCACGCCGGTGCCGCTGGCGGAGAGCACCGTCACCACCACTTCCCCGGGGCTGGGCGAAACGGCAGTGGCGTCCGCCACGTCCGGATCGGCGGAGAGCGCGTGGTAGACATAGGCCAGGTCAGGCCCGGCGACCGAAAAGGCATGCGGGGCGATCTGGATGCGCCGGCGGAAGGCGGTGTCGCCTTCCATCACGGCAGCGGCGGTGTCGGTCGCCTCGGTCAGGGTGAGGCGCGCGACGTCCACCAGCGCGCCGAGCTGGTCGAGGTTGTCGCCCGTGGCGAAAGCCAGCAGCAGGCCGCGCGCGGCGTCGTTGAAGGCCTGGGCCAGCACCGTCTCGTCATAGCTGTCCGATTCGAGCAGCTTCATGGCCGGGTCGCTTTCGACCAGTGCCGAAAATGCCGGATAGGCCACGATCAGGCCGGCGAGCTTCGCGGCCAGGCGCGTCTCGTAATCGGGCTGCGCGACCAGGACCGGCGGCGGCAGCGCCGAAAGATCGACGGCGGAGGATGAGGCGATCGAACCGACCATGGCGTCCGACATGGCCCGTCATGCCGCGCGCGCGGAAGGGGGTGGGCCGGTAGGAGCCGGTGCTACAGGGTCTTGTCCGGATCAGGACGCGTCGGGATCGAGCAGCGCGGCGGCGATTTCCAGCGCCAGCGCGCGGTCCTGTTCCGCGAAACCGAGCAGGCGGCGGGCGGCATACCTGGCGCGAATCCGGCCGCCCCTGCGATCGCGGCCGACGGTATCGGTCTCGCCGAAATGGTGAACGGCGGCGACGCGGTCGATCGCGGCCGAGGCAGGGGCGATTTCCACGCCTTCGGCGTCGGCGGCAATTCTCCATGAACGGGTCAGGCGCAGGCGGCGGAACATCTTGCCGCCGGCCTTGCCGCGCAGGCCGCCGCCGCGATCCAGGCGAGGCTTGCGGGGCGCCATCGCCCCGCCTTCGGGCTCGACATTGGCGGCGATGCGCAGCAGGTTGGCGCGGCGCAGCGCCTGGCCCAGTTTCAGCGCGGCGCGGCGGCGGCGGGCGGGTTCCAGGCCATTGACGATCCCGCCCAGCCATTCTTCCAGTTCGCGCAGGTCCTCCGCCACCGATCAGTCATCCCAGGGCGGCAGGTCTTCGGCCACCTCGACGCCGGTGAGCAGCGGGATCGGATCGGTATCGCCCAGGCCGAGATCGTCGTCAAACAGCGGGTCCGGCTCCGGCAGGTAGGCGAGCTGCGAGCCGCCGCCCTCGACCGGGGTGACGGTAACGTTCTCCTCGATCTGGATTTGCAGCAGCACGTCCGCGCATTTGTTGTCCAGGATATCGACGTCGAAACTGAAGCCGTCTTTGCCAGGTGCAAGCAGGTGGGGCTGGTTGACGCGTTGCCAGCGGAAGATCGCCAGCGCCAGCACCGCGATATCGCTGGCCATCTCGACGATCAGGACATTGGCCTGGTAGGCGAAGCCGAAAGCCTCGGTTCTGGTGTCCCGGCACTGGGCGGCGCCGCGCTCGATCCAGATGCGCAGGCGATCGGGGTTCTGCGCCAGTTCCGGCAGGGCGGCGGTGATCGCGGCGCGCAGGGTATCGATCTTCCGCATGCTTTCAGTCTCTCAGTCCCAGAGATTGACGGTTTCGCGCAAGGCCGGGGCGATCTGCGCGACTTCGGGCAGGATCACGGTGGTGCCGGCCGGCAAGGCCGGGCCCAGCGCGGCGAGCCCCGGATTGAGCGCCAGCACCTGTTCGGTGACGTCCCGCGTGCGGCCCAGCTCGCGCCAGCAGATGGCATCGATGGTTTCGCCGGCGCGGGCGGTGGCGGTGGTCATTCCTGCATTGTCCGATGCGCCGGACGTGACAGGACTATGCGTTGAAGATCGTGAAGCTTGTGGCGAAATTCAGCGATATCGTCGACGTGCTGGACGGGTAAAGCCATGAACGCATTCCACAGCTCAGCCGACAGTTCGAGCGCATGTTTTTCGAGCATGGTGAGATCGGCGGCCATCAAATCAGCTCCACCCGGTTGCGCGCCACCGGATCGCCGCCGATGCTGCGCAAGTCGGCAACGGCGGCAAGGGCGCGGCGGCGCAGTTCGTCGCTGGTGAGGTCTTTTTCGGCGGCGCGGTCCAGCCCCTGGTCGGTGGCGGACACGTCGCGGTAATCGGCGGCGAGATCGGCGCCGGCGAAATAGCGCACCACCCGCTGCCACAGCAGCACCGCGTAGTTGTGGCCGTTGAGCTGGTCGGTGGTCACATCCGCCAGTTCCCCGGCGCCGTCCAGCACGCGGGCGGCGCGCCACTGGGCCAGCTCGCGCAAGGCGTGGACCATGCCGCCCTCGATCGCCTCGGTCAGCCGCGCGGTGGACACGGTGCCCTCGCCCAGGCGCAGCCGATCGCGCACATCGGCGAGCGCGATCGGCGGGAACCAGCCATCGGCGACAACCTGCGCCGCCTCCGGATCGGGCGCGGGGACGGGGGAGGAAATCAGGCCGGTCATGATTGCCTGTTAACCTCTAATCGGCTGAGGCAGAGCCGTTATCGGGTTCTTCCGGGCCGACACTGAGAGTCATTACATCCGGTCCGTGGAAGAAATGAATATAGAGTTCGTTTGGTGTGTCACGACCGTATCCTGATACGACATGGTTCTCTTCCCGATCGCCCTGCTTGTAGCTGATGGGGCACTTATAGTTCCCATTGACGCTGATTCTTACGGAAATTGTCATCACATTTCTCCTATAGATTTTCAGATTTTCGGGGGGTGGGGATGGCTCGACCGCCGGGCCGCAAGCGACCGCCGGTCAGGCCATCCGCCCCCCGAGCGCCGTGGGGCGGTTCATAAATCCTGATCGGCGGCAAGCGTCGCCGCCTTGAGCGCGCGTTCGGTGCGTTCGATGTCCTTTTTCACGCCCACCGTCCGGTCCAGTTCGAACGCGCGCTTGAGCTGGGTCAGCGCTTCGTCGAGGTAGGCGGCCTTGCCGCCGGCCGGCGCATTGTCGGCAGCGGCATCGAACGATTCGGCGCGGCGTTCCCAGGCGCGGCCGATCGCCTTCAGCAGCTTGGCCATGACCGGGTCGGGCATGTCGGCGCCGTCGACCAGAGTGCGGGTCTGGATCAGGTGCTCCAGGCACACCGCCTCGTGCTGGTCCAGGGCGATCGTCGCGATCTCCTCGGCCACGAAGCAGGCGGGGGTGCGCTTGTAGCGTTCGGGCAGCACCAGGTTGTACTTCAGGACATGGGCCGCGAGGGTGAGCGCGTAATCGAAATCGCGATAGTCGATCGCCCAGATCATATTGGTGACCAGGATTTCATCCTGCGCGGCCAGGCCTTGTTCCCCGGCCTTCAGCGCGCCCTCGATCCAGGGGGCGAAGTGCCTCGCCATCTCCACCTTCATCGGGTTGCGCGCCTCGATCGACTGGACGTCCGACAGGGTGCGCAGATTGTCATGCAGCAGCACGCGCAGGGCCGCGTATTCCTGGCCCGATTCGGTATCGGAGCTGGGCTCGGGGGGAGCGGCGGTAGACTGGGCCGCGATCGAGGCGCCGCTTTGGAGGGCGTGGACCATCTGCTGGTGCTTTTTGAAGGGTCTGATCACGCGGGGCTCTCCTCTGCATGGGGTGGCCGCTCTATCCGGCGGCGGCCGCAGGCGCTGGCGATGGGGCGCTTGCGCAGGTCCCCACACCTCCCTGCTATGCACTGGGCTCAGGCGGTCCGGCCCGGATGCCAGATACCGCCGTCAACGCCTCTCGGGTATTACGTGCCTCTCGATTACGGGCGGACGCCGAAGGTGATGTTCTCGGCCATGACCGCGAAATCGGTGTCTTCGAAGACGTATCCTTCGTTGACGGAATTATAGTCGACCAGATCGGCCATGTTTTCCGGTTCGTCGCGGATGTAGCGGCGGCGGGAGGCCTCCTGGTAGTAGATGGACAGGTTGTTCAGCGGCGTAATCAGCATCGTGCCTTCCGGAAAAAACGGCACGATCGCGGCCGGGCGGCCACCGATCTGTTTCTGCGACATGACGATATCGGACACCGTCTGGTCACTGGTCGATTTTCCGCCATCGATCGTATCGGCGAGCGGCCGGTTGACCATCGGGAAATACTTCTCGTCGACCAGGTCCTGGCTGAGCACCACGACATGATCGGTGGAACTGCGCGCCCAGCTGGGCATGCCGGAGATAAGTTCGTAGGCGAGCGCGTCGATGTTCTTGTAGTCGCCATCGGCGACGTCCGAAGCCGGGCCGATGTAGATCGGGGCGGCGGCGCCCGTGGCGGTGGTGACGCCGCCGGCGGTGACCATGGCGCGGCCCATGACGTGCGTGGGCTTTTCCAGGCGAAGCTTTTGCAGCCACCCGATATTGATGTCTTCGCCGAGCGGGTTGGTGGCCGCGTCGCTATCGGCCTCGGCGGTTTCGCCGTGCCAGCCCACCATGATCCGGCTGAGCGCGACCGAGGTGGCGACGTGGCGGGCATAGCGCCGGGCGAAATCGGGGAACTTGGACCAGGCGTCGATGAGTTCCCAGGGCATCCAGGTGTCGAACTCGGTGGCGTAGAGCTGGTATTTGCGGTCCTGCAGGCTGCCGACATATTTCGGCTTGCGCGGCAGGTTGGCGCGCGACGTGCGGCTCGCGATCAAGTTGTTGGTGGTCATGCCGATGACCTGCCCGACCAAGTCGCGCACGCCCATCACGTTGATACGCTGCAGGAAGCCGACCTGCTCGCGCTGCAGATCCTCGAGCCGCTGTTCGGCGGTGGGATCGACCGCGAACTGGTGGGTGACGCCGCGATGCGCGCCGTTGAGCTGGGCGATGGCGGTGAACATGCTGTCAAGCTGCCGGCGGCCGCGATCGGAGAGATTGTAGTGCGCCATGTCTATGGTCCTGTTTCAGTAAAGGCGGGTGCGGTCGGGGCGGGCGTTCAGAAGATGCCGGCGTAATTGCCGGCGTTGCCGTCCGACTTGGGACGGGCACGGTAAGTGTTGGCGGGGGTCTCCTCGCGATCTTCCTCGAGGCGCTTGAACTGGACGGCGAGGCCGTCGACCTCCTCGCGCAGTTCGGTGCGCAGGGCGCCGATTTCGGCGGTGACGGCCTGGGTTAACTGTTCGAACACCGGCTTGAGCTGCGCGAAATCGAAGGCAGCGGCCTCCTGTCCGGTCTTGGGATCGGCGGGATCGGCGGCCGGCTTCGCGGGCGTGAACTTCGCGAAAAGCCCTTCCAGCATGGTGCCGAATTTCTGGACCAGGCCATCCGCCGCGTCGCCGGTCTTGTCCTCGGCAAATTCGATCAGTGCGGCTTCGTCCCGCGAGAGATGGATGGTGCCGGGCATCCGCCGGTTGAACTTGAGGCGATCGGTGGCGATGGCGGCGGGGCTGTCGGTAAGGGCGCAGCCCATCAGGTAGGCGAAGCCCTTGCCGCCGAAATCCGGCTCGATCTCGATCGAGGGATAGACCTTCTGCGCGGCATCGTTGAGCGCCTTGGCATCGTCGGTCACGTCGAAGCTGCCGAACAGGCCCAGGCGCTTTTCGGTCTTGCCGTTGAAGTTGACGTCTACCTCCCCGGTCGAGAGTTCGAGCACGTCGCCATAGGCGCGGAACGGCTTGTCGCCGGAAATGCCGCGAATGTGCTCGATGTTGAGCCGGGCGCCATAGGTCTTGGGGTCGTAGCTCGATGCCATTTCCTTCAGCAGCTTGTCGTCGATCGTGCGGCCGTCGACCGTCGAGCCGGCGGTGGCGAGGAGGAAGGGCTTGGTCTTCATGGCGATCGGCTCCGGTGTGGTCGCGGGGCCGGTTCATCGCCCCCGTATCGTCTGACTCGTCGTCTGATGGCGACTTGAGGCCCATTCGGGGGGGCACTGGCAACGCGGTGGGCATGTAGAACCCGGTCCTACCACCAGACAGGTTCGACAACGGCCGCGCTGGCGGGTGCATGGCAAGGCCATGCACATTGCCCAAGCCCCAGGACCCGAAGAGCGCGCAGTCACCCGGCAGGTGGCGCGCGCGCAGCGCCGGGAGGCGCGATCGCTCTATTGGCGCGGGTGGCGGATCACAGACATCGCGGCCGAACTGGACCTGGCGGAAGGCACCATATCGAGCTGGAAGAGCCGCGAGCGGTGGGACGACGATCCGCCGGTGAAGATCATCGCCGACCGGGTGGAGGCGAAGATCGCGACGCTGCTGGACAAGGAGCCTTTCAACGAAGGCGATATGAAGCGCATCGATTTCCTGATGCGGCAGCTGGAGCGCGCGGCGCGGATCGAGAAATATTCGGTAACCGGCAAGGAAGGCGATCTCAACGAACGGATCGCCGCGCGCAACGGGCCGGAGGCCAGGGTCAAGCAGGCGGAGAAACGGCGCAATTTCCTGACACTGGAGCAGTACCAGGCGCTGCTGGACGATTTCCACGATCGCAATTTCGAATACCAGGAACTGTGGTGGGCGCGCCGAGACGAGCGCGTCCGCAAGCTGCGCAAGAGCCGGCAGGTCGGGGCGACATGGTATTTCGCCAGAGAGGCGCTGGCCAAAGTGGCCAAGGCCGTGCTGGACGGCCGTGGCAAGGCCAGGCTGGAAGAGGACGAGCGGCCCCGCAACCAGATTTTTCTTTCCGCGTCCGAACGCCAGGCGCTGAAATTCCGGCGCGAAATCGTAAGCTGGGTGCGCCGTGTCACCGGGGTGGAGCTCAAGGGCAAGATCATCCAGATCGATTTCGTCGGGCAGTATCCGGCCGATGAAGATGGCGAACCGACAGGTCCATCGCTGGATCAGGTCGGCTTTTACTTTCTTTCAACCAATTCGGCCACTGCCCAGGGCGAGAGCGGCGACTTCTACTTTGACGAATACGCCTGGGTTCATGGTTTCGGGGAGCTGAACCGCGTCGCCAGCGGCATGGCGACGCACAAGGTTTATAAAAAGACCTATTTCTCGACGCCGTCGACCAAGACGCACGAAAGTTATGCCTTCTGGTCTGGCGAGGAGTGGAACCGGGGCCGCGGCAAAGGCGAACAGCAGCCGTTCGACATCAGCCTGCGCAATTTGCGCCATGGCGCGCGGATGCCGGACGGGTCCTGGCAGCAGATTCTCACCATCCATGACGCCTGCGCGATGGGCCTGAACCGGCTGATCGACGTCGACGATCTGCGCCGGGAATATTCCGAGGAAGCATTCCGCAATCTCTACGAATGCGAAGATGTCGACGATACCGAGAGCAGCTTTCCCTATGCCCGGATCGCGCCGGCGCGGGTGGACAGCTTCCTCAAGTGGCGTGATTTCAAGCCGGCGCTGGTGGACATTCCCGGCGGCCGGCCGTTCGGCGACAAGCCGGTATGGATCGGATACGACCCGAACAAACAGGGCCGCGACGATGCCGCGCTGGTGGTGGTGGCGCCGCCCGACGATCCCGGCCGGGGCAAGTTCCGCGTGCTGGAGAAATATCGCCTCAACGGCCGCGACTATGCGGGCCAAGCCGACTTCATCAAGGAAGTCCACGCGCGCTACAACGTCACCGATATCGCGATCGACACCACCGGCCACGGCGGCGCGGTGGCCGAACTGGTGAGCCACTGGTTCCCCACCGTGCGCAAGATCGAATATTCGGTGGCCAGCAAGACCGCGCTGGTCATCAAGGGGCAGAACCTGTTCCGAGCCCAGCGGATCGAATTCGACGCCGGTTGGACCGACCTTATGCAGGCCCTGATCGCCATCCGCCCGGCGCTGACCGGGAGTCAGAAGGGCGTGACCTATATCGCGCGGCGCAATGGCGAGGTCGGCCATGCCGACGTGGCCTGGGCGCTTTTGAACGCGCTTTCCAACGAGCCGCTCGACGCCGGCAGCGCCAGTGAGGGCGCGGGCGGGACGGTTGTGTTCTTCGATTGACAGGAGCCGATGCAATGACCGCAACCGAAAGCACGCTGCCTTCCACCGACGTGGTCGAGCAGATCGAGGCCGACCAGGTCAACTACAAGAGCGAGATGTTCTCGTTCGGGGATCCGGAAAGCGTGCTCGATCGGCGCGAACTGGCCCAGTATTTCGAGATTTGGCACAACGGCCGCTGGTATGAGCCGCCGCTGCCGGTGGGCAGGCTGGCACAGACCTTCAACATGAGCCCCTATCACCGCAGCGCGCTGGGCCTTAAGGTCAACCTGCTGGTGGCCCAGCAGGTCACATCGCGGTGGCTGGGCGCGGATGCTTTCGAGCGGTTCGCGCTGGACTTTCTGCAAATGGGCAACGGTTATCTGGAATGGGTGCCGAACATGTCCGGGCGGCTCGCTCGTGTGGGATATTCGCCGGCAATGCATACCCGTGCCGGGGTGAAGCCGGGCGTCTACTGGTTCGTCAACGGCCCGATCGGCGACATCCATGAGTTCGAGGCGGGGCGAATGTTCCACCTGCAGCAGCCGGACGTGGCCCAGGAAATCTATGGGATGCCGGAATGGCTGGCGGCATTGCAGTCAGGCCTGCTGTCCGAGAACGCGACGCTGTTTCGTCGGCGCTACTACCTGAACGGCGCCCACGCCGGATTCATCCTCTATGTCAGCGAGCCGTTGGCGGACACTCAGACCGCCGATGCGATCAGTGACAAGATGTCCCAGGCCAAGGGAATCGGCAATTTCCGGAACATGTTTCTCTATATCCCGAAAGGTAAGAAGGATGGCGTACAGGTCATTCCAATCGCCGACGTGACCGCAAAGGACGAATTCTCCAACATCAAGAACATCAGCCGGGACGACATGCTGGCAGCGCATCGCACGCCGCCGGTGCTGATCGGCGTGATCCCGCAGAATGCCTCAGGATTCGGCAAGGTGAGCGAGACATTGGACGCCTATTACGGAACCGAGATCATCCCCATCATCCGCCGCATGCTGCGAATGAACGACTGGTTCGGCGCCCAGGTCCTGTCCTTCCGCGACTACATGTGCAGCGACGGCAGCGTCATCACCCAGGACGGCATCAGGAAGCCGGCAGCGACCCGCTGACCTCTCACAAAGACTGACTCAAAGACCCGGCAGGCGCGCTGGACAGCGCCTGCCGGGTCTTTGGCATGTCCGCGCCGTTCATAAAACGACCCGTGAAGCGTAACAATATTACGCACCCAGGCAACACAGCTTCTAGCAACCGCGCGCCGCGCTCGCCCCCACACCTCGCTTTCGGCTTCTTCGTCGATTTTCTTGCATCTTCCGGGATGGCCTTGCGATTTGGCGGAGGGGGGTGTGGTTCGCAAAGACCTAATATTCCTAATCTCCCCCGAAAGTATGCCTGAAACCCGCAGAAAACTACCGTTCTCTATGTTATGCCTAAGGCCTAACATGGCATAATATTTTTCGGCCAAAAACCTTATATCACTGTTTTTAAAGAATTTTATCGGAGCGCAATATTATCTTCCTTAGACCTAATATGATTATATCAATATTATGATTATATTATGTTATAACGTTTTGAAAATAAAGGAATGTTAGGAATGTTATGTGATTGTGAGAGATACCCTCAATATCTCGGTAGACGGCGGTTCCACGCCGTTTTTCCATAAAAGCTTGAGATCGTTGATCCCGCTTCTAGTGCACGGATGGATAGTGCGCTTGCTTGCGCTGACGCGAGTTTACAGTCTGCGCTTGTGGCCAAGGATTAGCGGGGTTCCTGAGGGGCGAGGTTTACAAAAAAACCTATATAAATCAGCACGGCACTCTAATTCCTAATCTGGGGGCCACAGGTTCGAATCCTGTCGGGCGCACCACTCTTCAGTAACTTAAGTGGTAGCGCAGGCCCATTATCTCGCGGTGGGGTTCCAATGGGGGATCGGAGCAACACCGCTGGTCCATCCAGGAGGCCCGACGCATCGCCAACAGGCTTGCCCAACGCCGTATCCGACCCGCCTACGTCATCGCATGGTCATGCTGGCGACGCGCCCATCAAGCCGCCGCCAGACGCGCTCATCTCAAGGAAAAAGTGCAACTGTAATGTTAGGCACTCATTCGGCGAGACTGGCTTCACCGGGTGAGATAATCGCCGACGGCTGTGATCAATCATCCGGAAAACATCGTGAATAAGGAGCCGTGCTGTCCAGTGGCGGAACTGCTCCGCGTCGCATGACCGTCCAAGCCGCTATGTCGTGCCCCGAGCGGGCGGCTTCGGCAACCGACGCGCCCTGTGCGCGGGCTGCCAAGTAACCGCCGTTGAATGCATCGCCGGCGCCGCTCGTGTCGATCGGGTCGAGCCGTGCCGATGGCGGGAGAGGCGTACCGTCCGGAAGTCGGCATCCATCGGGACCGAGCTTGACGACCACTTCGCCGCAGCCCAGCTGGTGCCAGTGCCGTGCAACTGCATCGGGATTTTCCGCGCCTGAAAGCGCCGCTTCATCCTCGAACGTGGGCAGGCCCATATCGGCAAGGGCAATGGCCCGATCACGCAGCAGGATTGCGGTTTCCCTCGTCTCCCACAACTGTGGACGAAAGTTGCCGTCGAAAGCGACGAGCCCGCCGTTGTCGCGCACTCGCGCGGCAAGTTTCAGCAGGTCATCGCGTCCCTGGGGAGGCAGGATCGCCAACGAGATCAGCGAGAAACAGAACAAGTCGACTCTTTCCGCCTTGGCCATGGCGGCGCCGACAGCGTCCAGTTCGAACATGGCCCGCGCCGCGCTGGTATCGCGCCAATAGGTGAAGCTGCGTTCGCCGGCATCGTCGGTAACGATGGCATAGAGTCCCGCATGCCGCACGGGGTGGGTCATGACTAAGCTGCAATCAAGCCCTTCCGCCGCCCAGGCCGATCGCAAATGCCGGCTGAACAGGTCGTTGCCCAGCGCCGTCATGTACGCGACGTCGTGACCGGCACGGGCAAGGTGAATGGCGGTGTTGAGCGTATCTCCGCCGTAGCCCAT